ACACCATCCGCGCGCCGCGGCTCAGCGCCTCCATGCCCACCGCGCCCGTCCCGGCATACAAGTCGAGCCATATCGACTCCGTCAGCGCAGCCGGATCGCCCGCCGAGAGCACATTGAACAGCGTCTCGCGCAGCCGGTCCGCCGTCGGGCGGATTTCGATTCCGGGCAACGACCGCAATGTCCGGCGGCGGTACTGGCCTGCAATGATTCTCATAGGTTCGTGCTCACAGCGCGCCCCTGGAGACGGGGCTGGCCCCGTCTCCGCTCGCGTCGCTCCCGCCTGGGCCGGCTGTCGGAGACGCGGCAAGCCGCGTCTCTATTGGAGATACCCCCTTCGGCCGAGGCCTTCCGATTCGCCTTTCGCAACTCTGCAGCGCGAATCGGAGTCTAATGCAGATAGAATACTCGCAGTATGCCCCGCGGACCCGCATAAACATTGGTTATGGTACTTTCGTTACTTGTTTTGTGTCAAAACTGTGTCATACTGCTATACATGACAACCGAACAAGTAAACGCTCTCCGATCAGTAGCAAACGCGATAATCGAAACCGTGAAACTATCCGGCCCCCTGGGCGCACCGGGCGGCCACTTGTACGCGGCCCTTATGGCCTCGGGTTGCAGCCTTCACCAATTCGAGCAAATCATGGCCGGGCTAGTGAGCGCCAAGATGCTCACGAAAACCGGCGAGTGCTACACCGTAACCGAAGGGGGCATCTAATGACCGGCGAATATCTCAGAATTTCAACCGATGACGGTGCGAGCACTCGCGAGATGCGCGATACCGCGGACACCGATACCTACATCACGAAACTATCCTTTGCTCATGCCGTCCGCGTCTACTTCGATACGGGCGAATGGTACACAATCGAATGCGGCAAGTCTACCGGGCCGCGCGGTATGAACGATGACGGGCGCTCATTAGGCATCACATTAGGGGGCCAATAATGAAAAACGCACGAATTGCAGTTGTGGTAATCGCGCTCTTAATCGTGGCGGGCACCGTAGCCGCCATGCTTCAAAACGGGCCCGCCAAGGCTTGCGACACGTCAATGCAGAAGATGGCGCACATGGACACTTGCGATGACGCGCTAGCCCTGGACATCATAAAGGCGGATACCGCCCGGCAAGAAGTCTTCAACGCTTTAGATGATAGGCTTCTATGCGTCAAGCTGAAGGGCGCGCTAATCAAAGACCATTCGACTGAGCGGCACATTGAATACAAGCTGGCCGAGTCCGGCTACAACCTGGATTGCACCGAGAAGGGCGGCCGCTAATGAGCGCGCCCGTTATCACCATTTACGTGCGCCATGCCCCCGGCTGCAAACGGGCCGGGGATGAGTTTACTAAGCAGTGCGATTGCCGGAAGCATTTACGTTGGCAGCAAGACGGCAAGCGCTACCGGAAGCAAGCGGGCACGCGGTCATGGGCCGAGGCCGAGGAAATCAAACGCGCGACGGAAGACCAATTAGCGGGGCGCGCCCCCGCCAAGGTAGACACGAAGATTCTAGCCGCGGCGTGCGAAGCCTTCCTAAAGAGCAAGAAGGTTAAGGGGATTTCCGCGGGCAACCTTGAGCGCTACGCGGTCTTGACCAAGCGCTTTGTCCAGTTCTGCGCTTGCCGGAATGTCTTCGCCCTGGGCGCGGTGGACCTGGAATTATTGACGGACTATAAGGCCACGTGGCCGGATCTTTACGAGTCCACGGCAACCCGGCACACCGTGCAATTGATTCTCCGTGTCTTCTTGAATTTCTGTCACCATAGCGGATGGCTTCTCAGGGTGCCGAAGCTAGACCCAATCAAGATTGAATCCCCAGCAACCACCCCGCTAACCCCTGCCGAGTACACCAAGCTATTAGCCGCGCCGAAGATGACCAAGCGGACACGGGCCATTATTCAGCTCATGCGGTGGAGTGGGCTTGCGGTGCGGGATGCTTCATGTCTGCGCAAACGTGAGCTAAAGATTACGGGGGACGCGGCGCACGTAACGACAGAACGGCACAAGACGGGGGTACCCGTCCGGGTGCGCATCCCCTTGGACGTAGCTAAAGAGATATTGAAGGCGGCCAACAAAGAAGGCGAATTCCTCTTTTTTTGCGGGGACGGTACCGAGCTAAACTTTGCGAAGTGGCAGGGGCAGTATATTGCTTGGGCGTTTGCCCGCGCTAACATCCATTGCGAGGGGCACATGGTTAGCCATAGATTGCGCGATACCTTCGCGTGTCATCTATTGAGCAAGGGCGTGGCAATGGGGGACGTGTCCAAGGCCCTGGGGCACAAAAGCATTGCGACCACCGAAAACCATTACGCCCAATGGGACAAGACCCGGCAAGACCGGATGGACAAAGTAATAGGGGACACTTTCCTTTAACCCAGGGGTGGGTTATACTCCCGAGCGGAGGATAACCCACTTATGGCAATTGCCAACGTAGTGCACGAAATTGACCAAGAGATTACCCGGTTGCAGACCGCTAGAAACCTTCTCACCGAAGACCAACCCCACCCCGTAAACGGTACTGTCAAACACCGGCTAGCCGCGGCACCAAAACACCGTAAGATAAGTGCCGCGGGCCGGAAGAGGATAGCCGCGGCGCAGCGGGCACGCTGGGCTAGGCTCAAGCGGGCCGCATAGCTTAGGCCGTGCGCCTACATCGCCGCAAGTGGGCGCACGTCCGAAGCCTTCAACCAATGTTCCCCGGTCATAGGGTGCTCAATCTGTACCATCCCCGAGCGAAGCTTTGTAGCCCCCAGGGCTTTCACGTGGCCGAAACGCCAACCCCCGCGGTAAAACTGTACGGCCTCGCCAATGCGGAAAGCCGCGGCGGCCTCGGCGTTGTCTATTTTTTCAACCGCTAAGACTTCCCGTCCGATCTCTTTAAGCGTCCGGCGCATGTTTTTTGTTTCTCCATTTGTGGATTAGCCCAACCACGTGGCCCAGGTGGTACGCGATTACTTCGTCTTCTAGCTCGGCCCCGGCCCGCGTCATTAAGTGGTAAACAGCGTGGAAAGCTTCATGGGCAATACTTTCGGCACCGGTATTGTGCGGCAAAAGGATGTGCGAGAATCCATCGGAATTCATAACCGTAAGCGCTACGGCCTCGGGGTCCGGGTCTTCCCGCGATAGCCGCTTGCACTCGCGGCGCAAGTCCGCGGTGAAGACTACAATAATTTTGTACCCGAAGATGGGAAAGTGTATAGTGTGCCGATGCGTCCGCGGGGTCATTGTGATAGCCTTCCTAAGACCCGCATATAAACAGCGTGCGGGATGCGCAAAGAGCGGTACCGGCCCTTATTCATCGTGGCCGGGCGGGGCAGCCGGATGCGGCCGGGCTCATTCTCAAATAGTCTAACCACCGTCCAACGGGATAGCCCGAGCATGGCGGATACTTCGGCAACGGTGTACGCGGGTTTAATCATTTAGCGTGACCCGTTGCCACTACCGCAACGATAGCAACCGCGGCCCCTACGGCTAATACTTCCGCGGTCTGTTTAGCCCGTTGCCAAAAGCTTCCCTTGCTCTTCAAGGCTTTAATCTGCGTGTCCTTTTCCGCGGTTATGCCCGCGTCCTTTGCGCGTAGCTCGGTACAACCCTCAAGCTTTGCATCCGTGACCCGGCAAGCGGCTAGCTCTTGAAACAAGGGCACCGCGTCCACGGCCACGGCCTGGGGCATGTCCGGCAACGGCCGGGCGTTCAACGGCGCGTTGCTTACCGTGGGCATTGCGGCAATGGCTTGCGCGGGGGTCTTGACCTGGGCGGCCCGATGCTGAATAACCGTAACCGCGGCGTCCGTGGTCCGTTGTACCGCGGCCTTGTCTTGCTGCAACGCGGTAATCTTTTCCGCGGATGCCTTCACGGTTGCATCGGCGCGGATGCGCGCATCGTGCTCGGTAATCCAAGCATAGCCGCCTAGCGCTATCAAAACGGCAACCACGGCCACAATCCATAGTTCAATTGTTTTTGTCATTCTTGCCCCTTCCGGCTTTCCCCGAGTCTTCGTAAAAGGTTTCCGTCCAACCCGCGGCCCAGGCTAGCCCGTCCCCGCGGGTATACGGGTTACAAGCAACGGCAATGCCCATTCTGAAGGCGTCCGCGCCCTCTTGATATTCCTTACTTGGCATAGCGCCCCCGGTTGTTGGCTTGCTCTTTCGGTGTAGCCCACCGCACGTTACCGGGCTCATAGTGTCCGTTGTTATTCACGCGGTCTACCGTTCTACCCCGCGGCCGCGGGCCTAACTCAATAAAGAAGTGCTCAAAACTTGTAAACAGAAATTTGATACCTCGGCCGCCGTACCGTTTGAAGTTATGGTTATGGGCATTTTCACACCGTTGCTTAGCCGCTATGTAAGAGGCCCATTCGCGCGTCCCGCTGTGTCCGTGCCGGGTGCGCGTCTTGCAGCGTTTGGCGGCTAGCTCGGCGTTAAGACACCCGCAACTAGATACATGCCCGCTTGAAAGATTGCTTAGCCGCGCGTCTGTGAATTTCCCGCATTGGCATTGGCACACCCAACGCGCGGGACGCACACCGGCCATCTTGTACCGCGCGGTTAAGCGGCCGAAGGTTTCCCCGGTTATGTCTCTACTTCGCATAACGCGGGCCCTCATAGCCATCCGCTTGCATTATTAGCCCAGCGGCCCACGGCTCAACCTTGGACATGAGCCCCTCTAGCCGCGCTAAGGCCCCCGTGTCTTTTTCGTCCGCCAAGCAAATTAGTTCATCGTGGCAATCCCCTACTATCTCAAAGCGGGTATCCGCGTGCACACGTTCCCCCGCGTCCATTAAGAGATCTGCGCCGATGCCTTGTATGACGTTTTCGCACAATTTCCCCCCGTAGGTGGTTTGTCTACCCCAGGAATTCATACGGACGCCATCAAAACCCAGGGTCAAGGTTTTATAACCCGCGGCGTTGCGTCCGCTTTGCGCGTAGGGACACGCATAGATTAACTCGCGGCCCGAGGGCAGCACGATTCTCAACGCGGGGTCACGATACTCTAGGATGAGCGTTGGGCCCAACGAAGACTTGATACTTTGTTTCTTCCGCGTAAGCGCGACCGCGGCAAAAGAATCCTCAAGCGCTATCCAGAACTGCGTTACGTCAATGAAGGCGTCACGAAATTCATTGACCTGTTGCCGGGCTTGGTCTTCCGTCATTTCTACGCCCATCATTTCCGCGTAGCGCCACAGTCCGGTCTTCTGTATCGGGTTAGCCTTGACCACTTTCTTGCATGTTGGACACGTCCCCGTTTCTTCCTCTAGTTTGACGTTCCAAACGGTCTTACACGGTGCGGGGCATTTCGCCATTCTGACTAACCGGCCCCCGCCCAGGCCGAAGCCGCAACCCAAGGTGCCCGGCTTCGCCATTTGCCGCATTTCCGCGGTGACATCGGCGTAATCAATGCCTTCCATCCTGGCGGCAAAATCAATATAGGGGTCTTTACCGTCGCGATAGACTTGCATCATAGTGTCGCAGCCGGACATCCAAGCTAGGGCGCGGTTTTCCACGCTCTTGAAATCGGCTAGGACAACCTTCTTTCCCTTCGGTGCTTTAATGCCGGGGCGCAGCGCAAGAGACAATGCGTCTAGACTCGCCACGGCGCGCCCGGCTTCAAGCGCTGCGACTACTACCGGCACCATGGCCTTCTCTTCCTTCGTGCGCGCGGCCTTCAGGTTTTGCAATTGAGCCCCGCGGCCCCCCTTGCGCCCGGTGTGCGCGGCATAAAATTTGTATTGGTCGCGCAACCGGCTGCCCGCGCCCGTTGTCTCTAGGATCTTCGGCAATTTCTTCAACGATGTTTTAGCCGAGGCTAGCCGAAGGTTTAAGACGGTGCGGGCTTCGCCCTCGGGCAGCTCCGCGGCCGCCTTTTTGACTAGCTCTTTACCAATGCCGTTATAGACGTAGCCGCGGGCCTGTAACCACGCTAGCAATTGCTTCGGGCTATTGGGATTCTCTAGCCCGGTTAGCTCACTCATCTGCGCGAAGGCCAAGCCTTGCAACCTATCGGCTTCTAGCTTCGCGTTGTAGTAAAACGGAAGGTCAACCGGCATCCCGCGCTTATTTATTATTTGGTCTATTTCCCAGGCGCGGCTTACTCGCTCGGGCATTGGGAAATGTACTAGCAACCATTCGCGGATTAACCTAGTGTCCAAGACATCCCGCTTACAGTAGTCACAGAAGAGGGCCCAAGCGTCCGGGTCCGTCTGGGCATTGCGGATACTACCGTCTTTCTGGGGTTTGCAGAACGTATTGATTAACTGCGTTTCCTTGGTAGTCACCGCGGTACCCGCGAAAAAGGGCACCCGGTTACAGTCCTTCAACCCCGCTGGCAGCCCGGCATAGCGCGCAAGCACCATGGCGTCTTGCCACGATTTAGCGCGGACGCCCCAGACCCGCGTAAGCATACTTCGCTCGAAAGAAACATTCCAACCGCAACAATCACTAGCAGCAATCAGAGCTAGTAACTCCGAGTTATCATCACCTTCTTGCCAAAACATCATTGGCCCCGCGTCAATGCAATACGCGGCCATGAGTATCCGGGTACTTCGGTGGGCCGAGTACCGATCTAAGGCAACCTTTTTTAGATCCAACTCGGAAAAGGACTCAATGTCAATTATTAGCATTAGCCGCGCTCAATTTCTTTCTGTAGAATTGCCAAGGCGCGCCAAGCCATCTTTGCGGTATGACTTGTGCCGTCCGTGTCTATGAGTCCGCGTTGTAGGAAGTGCCGAATCAAGGTGTCTTCCTCGTTGGTACTCTTGCCGCGGGCCCAGTGCATCGGCTGCCCGGCGTTGTGTTGCTCATTGGCTAGGAAGGACAGCCGCGCAAGGGCCACAAGGGCATCGGGGAAGTAATCGAGTACCCCGGTTGCGACGGGGTAACCCTTGCGCGCGATGGAGTCCGCGGGCAGCGTTGTTGCCCTGGACGGGGCCCCGCCGATGCCGCGCGGTACCTTCGGCCCTTTTGGCTTAGCGGCCATAAGTCTTGCCCCCGTATGCAAACCGGCCGTCAAACACCGTGACCGGGTAATGATTGAAGCGGCCCTTCGTTCCGTAAAACTCCGTAATGCTGAAGCCCGATAACCACCCCGTGGGCCGATTCTTGAGGTACCCGGCGTCAAGCTTGCCAACGCAGCCGGTGCCCCAGGCTTGCCATTTGTACTTTTTGCCGTGGGGTAAGACCTTGGTTGCGCTTGCAAATTGGTGGAAATGGCCGTGCACGATGGACTCAACGAACGTGTCAAGGGCCTTGCGCGGCGCGTTGGCCCCGCCCGTAAGAACGTCCCCGTGTATCCACTTGAGATGGCCGTGTTTGAAGTGGCTGCCCTGGGGTTTCACAACCCAACCCCGTTCCTTCAGGCCAAGGTCTTCGACAAATGAAAGCATCCCGTCTAGCTCGGGTTGCTCTTCTAGCATTTGCTCTAACCAATTTTCGTGATTCCCCGTGAGCCAAATCTTTCGACAGCCGGGCGGCAAAAGCTTTTCGATGGGGTCAAGCATGTTGCGCCTAAATCCGTCAAGGTCTTTCCGCATTTGCCCTTGTGGCCGGAATTTAGGCTTGCCCTTGGTGTGGTGACTAATGGCCGCACAGTCCAAGTTATCCCCGCCGAAGACAAAAAGCCCAACGGGGTTACGCTTTACGAAGTCTAGGACGGCGCGCCACGTCGGTGTATCTACGTGGGGGTAGTGCGAGTCAAACGCGCTAACCGCGGTCATTACTTTGCTATCCATTGTTAGTTATCCTCTTGTGTAAGGGTCCATTGCTCGGCCATGGCGCGGGCGATGCCCGCAAATGTTTTGCTTCGTTCCCGCGCCCTGTCCGGGCCGGGGGGCATAAGGTGTATGCGGGCTTCTCTTCCGCTTACAATGTCGGTTGGCATAAGGGGGGGCAGCCCGCGCAACCACAGACACGTTGCTTTGGTTTCCCCGTGTCCAAACTGCCACGGTTGGATAATCTGGGTTGGCGGCCGATACAATGAACTGAGAATACCCACGGGTTGCTCTAGTGCAACCTTGGGTACATGCCCAGCGCGCCGCAAGAGTTTGAATATGAAAGAGACGCCCGATTGCTGGCGGCCGTCCATCTTCTTAACGGCGAAGTGCCGCGCCCCCGATACCGTAATGTGCGTGCACGGTGGATGCAAAATTGCCAAGTCCCAAGGGAAATCTATAACGTCAAAAATATCCCCTTGGTAGTGCGGGCCGGGTGTGCGCGTTGGCTGTATGTCGCAGCTCATGGCGTCATGGCCGAGGCGTAAAAACTCATTACGCACCGCGCCCGATTCCTCGCACCCAATCAAGACTTTCATTTAGGGTCCATTAGTTGGGCAAGGTGCTCTTGCCGAGGTACAAAACCGTAAGGGATAGCGCCCAGGGGGATGCGCATCCCGCATATTTCACCGTAGCCGCAAAAGAGTTTGTCCCCACAGCACGGCCAAGCGTTGGAATGCGGCCAAGGGTAATCACTGCCGATGTCCCGCAACAACCCTTCTATCGCGTAGCAAGCCGCGCGCACGTGCCGCAACCGTCGCTCTACCTCGGCCGGGCCCATGATGACGGGCAGCTCTAGATAGTCTGGGTTGTCCTTTTCATCTATTAGGACGTGGAAAATAAAGGTGTCCGTTTCATATCCCATTGACTTCGCGGCGTGAAGGTAGAACGGGACTTGAAAGCTAGTACTTAACTCGCCCAGGTATTGACTCGCCTCTTTCTTAGTCCGCTTCTTGCACGTCTTAAAATCGCCCACAACGTAGCGGTCACGCATAAAGACATGGTCAATCCGGCCGATAGTGGAATGCTTGCTAGCTGGGAGATTGCCCGAGGCCGCAAATATCGGGATGTCAAATTCTTTCTCGGACACCATGAAGGGGCCAAGGTCCGGCATCTTATCCGCAAGCTTCAGGCACCGATCAAATAGCTCACCGGGGAACTTGCCGCGCAAGGCGTCAAGGTTGCCCCCCGTGGCGCGGGCGTCTAGAATTTCATGGGTGCATGTCCCGCGGCGGCGGCCGTAATTCATAAACGTGGGGACGTTGTCATTCTCGGGTGCGAGATTAAGAACGTAGCGCAGCCTATACCGTTCGGGGTTTTGTACGTAAGCGCTGTACCTGCTAAAATCTAACTTCATTCAACCGCCTTTATAAATGCCGCGTAGATGTGCGGGTCACCATAGACCTTGACCTTCTTGCTTGCCATGGCCCGGCCAATGAGTCCGAATGTTTCATGCCCCAGGGCGGCCGGTGCCGTTGGCGCGGTTAGATACTTGCCGAGGTTAGCCGCGGCCTTGGCGTTGTCGCGGAGTAACCCAATAGCGCGGTTACACAACCAACAAAGAAGCCCGCGGATGCGTCCGGTTCTGTGGCAATGATCTACCGCAAGGCGCGTGCCGCGGGGCGGCTTACTACACCCCGCGCACACGCCCCCTTGATACGAGAGAATCTTTTCGTAATCGGGAACGGATAAGCGGTAGCAAATCCAAAGATTTCTCTCGCGGCCTGTCATCCCCAGAAGCCGAGCAGCTTAGCCCAGATGGAATGTTGCACTGGCAGCAATTGGCCGGGGTGGGCAAACATCCAAGACCATTCGCGGTAGCCTTGATAATTCTTAATGCCAAAGGCCGTGAAGACGCCGAGCATACACGCTTGCCAAAAGAAGGGGCACGCGGCCGGGCCTGGGGTAAAGAGTGCGAAGGCCAAGAGGCCCCCGCGCAATGTGCCCTCAATCGCCAAGAGCTGCCAAAGCGTTGGCTTCGGCCCGGCGATAAGGACAACGTACGGGTTATTCTCTACAGCGATACCGGCCTTTATCCCTTTGTTGGTAATGATGGCGTCAAAGAGAAGCCCGATCACCGCGAAGGCGAAGAGTGCGAAGACCGCGATTATCAAAGGGCCTTCTTCACTGCGCTAGCGGCCGCGGCTACCTTCGCGCCGTATTCATAACCACCGAAGCCCCCGAGAAGAGCCCCACCGATAAACGCAATCACGATTGCAATAAACATTTTTTTTCTCCGTGGTGAATTCCCCGTGCAAGATGTTGAGTCTTGCACAGGGCCGTGCAATTCTTTAGAACGTAAGCTGGAAAGCGTGACACTGCGGGGTAACCCCATCGGCCTCGAAGCCCAGCGTCTTGCCCATGTCCGAGGTAAAGACAAGGTGGTGACCATCCGGGGCAACGACACCAACTGCGTTTTGACAAATGAAATACGGCGAGGTATCCGTGTTGAGCGTTTGCCCGATGCGCAGAGCAATGCCGCTACCGTCCGAGGGGATTCCGATTACTTCATTCCATCCCCACATCGGATAAGGCCCGCTAGAACCAACCTTCGTACTCACCAAAAAGATGGGCTCTAATCCCGTGGTTTGATTACCCGCGGTGCCGTGATGATCTGGGAAACCCGCGGGGAAATGCACCATGGGGATTAAAGGCGCGTTAAGGTTGGCGTAATCATGGGAAGTGTATTCTTTACCCGTGTACATAAGTGTGCCCTTGGCCCCGTGGCCGTCGCACTTAATGCCGCAAGGGTAGACATGCGTTGTCCCGATTTCCCAGGCGTACGGCATGTCAATAAGGCAGGTACCGGGGCCGCTAACGCAGCCGGGGACGTGTCCCTTAGTCCATTCCGAGGCGCTAACAAGGGAATACGTACTTGTGGGACTTCCACCACCCTCATGCTGATAGAATCGCGCAACCAAGGGGTTAACGCCGTCATCTGCGTAACCAATGAAGCCGGTTGGCCCGATCATCGTACCGAGTACGGAGTTATACACGAAGCAACCGCGGGGCGCGGAGTAAGCTACGGCCTTGTCCCCGGTACCTTGCCCGCCCGTGTCCGAGAAGTCCGTTTTATACATCGTATCGTCATCGCTTACCGTAACGGTGCCGTGCCACGTTGGGATATATCCCAGGCCCAGGCAGTTAGCCGAGGCGTAATCGAAGAGTAGGACATTGGACGCGAAGCCGGACCAATCGGGCTTGGCTGTCAAGAGGCGTAACTGTGTCCCGCTAATGCCGGTCATCTGTAACGGTTGGCGCGCGGTGAACTGAAAGCCCGCATAGTTACTGTCTAGCCCGGTCTTGCTACCATCCGCGCCGATGACGTAGGAATGCGCAAAGGTGTTATGCACGATGACATGGCTTGAGTCCGCGGAGTATAGCCGCGGTTCGCCCGAGTCCGCGGTCTGAATAGATGCGCCCGTGAGCGTGGCATCGGATAGCCGGGTATACACGGTACCGGGGAACGTGGGGTTAACCCAGGTAGAACCGGCCGGGCCCCATACCGGCATCGGGGATGGTAGTTGCTGCGTATTTTGGTCTGTGCGCGCTACCGGGTACGAAGTGGGCGCGGCGGTAATGTGTACTTGCACGCTTCCCGCGCGGCGCGCGCAGTATGTAGGCGTGGCCTTAATCGTTGCGGTACCGGCGTCAACCGCGGTATAGAGCCCGGCCGCGGTAATCGTGCCCTTGTCCGCGGACCAATTCATCTTGGCGCAACCGGGGATCTGACTAGCGTAAAACTGTTGGGTCTGGGTGGACTTCATCCACACCGTTGCCGGGGTCACCGTGACCGGGGGCAGCGCGAAGCAAGCCGCGGACAATAAAACGAGTACAAAAGCTTTTTTCAAAATTGGACTCCTAGGGGAATAACAGGGCCGCGGCTATTTGCTTTGGCCCCGCGAGTTAGTCTTGGTCTTGTTTGCGCTTGAAATCGGCGGGGATTTCGACGGCAGGGCCTTGCGGTTTCTGCGTGGCGAGAATGCGAAGGAAGGGCTTCCCACCATCGGTGGAATCTTCCAACGACATTACAAGCGTGCGCGCGGTGCCGATGAAGCCCTCAAGGTCAATATCCGATTGACCGTTGAACAATTCCTGCTTTGGGTTGGCGGGGTCTTTCGTGACCTTGACGCCGAATTCCTTCAGGATTTTGCGCAACGATGCCTTTTCGTGCAACGACACCGTGAAGCTTTGGAAGGCGCGTTTATTCCGGCCTTCACTGTCTAGCTCGGCTAGTATCCAAACGAAATACGCTTTGTGCTGCGTGGTGCCCGGCTTGAATTTGTTTGGAACATCGCCTTTGTCCACAATGTCGGCAAGAATGGCTTGCTGAATCATTTCCGAAACGTCTTCAAAGTCTTTGCCCTGGGGTTTTGCGGTTGCGACTACGCCCATTTTGGTTTTCTCCCTTGAGGTTATGTCTTCCTCGGGCCAGACAGGGCGGGGCGCAACACGTTGAAACGGCGGGGGATACCCGGCAATAAGGGATTCCGCGGGAACTTCGGTAACATGACATGCCGGGGAAAAGGTAGTCGTATGTATATAGCGAAGAGGTATAAAAACCCAATGCACGAAGACGTAATCGGGACATATCAGGGTAAAACACTGTTCGGGGATGCGGGCTTTACCCCGGCGCTAGTGGCGGGGCTTGCCGAGAGTGCCGTTAAACACGGTAAGACTAGCCAACGGCGATGCGTTGAGCTGTCCGCGCCGTATAGAAATTCGCGGCACGCAACCGAGGCGTATGAAGTAATCGCGGATGATTCGGGCTTGCCCCTGGGCGTGCTAATTGCTGCGCGGTATCGTTGGATCTTTCGCGCCGTGGGTAGTGCTCGGTACCCGGACTTACGGCCGTGGGGTGAAGTGTTACTAAGGAACCGGCGTTGTACTTTGTGCACTCGGCCGGGGTTGTATGTAAGTAATGAGCAGCGCTTTTGCCGCGCGCACATCGGGGCGGCATGACATTTCTAGACATCGCCTTGCAATATGCCGCGCGCGGTTGGTATGTCCACCCCTTAGCCGAAGGGGATAAGAAGCCCATTACCCCACACGGATTCAAAGATGCAACCACGGACCCCGGCAAGATAAATGGGTTTTGGATGCGGACCCCGGCCGCTAACATCGGGATAGCTTGCGGGTTTAGTGACCTCTTCGTGGTGGACGCGGACCACGGATTAGCAAGCTTTGAAGACTTTGAAGCGTGGCGATACCGCAACCAAATACCCTACACATACACCGTGCGCACCGGACGGCGTACATCGTATGCCGTGCAAATGTACTTCAGGGGCGCGGTTGAGAATAACGGCGCTTGGGAATTGGACGGCGTGCGCGGGGAAATCCGATCTATCGGCGGGTACGTCATGGCGGCCCCGAGCATTCACCCCGATAGTAAAGAGGCTTACGCCGTCTTAATAGATGAACCGTTAGCGCCGCGGCCTTCGATGTTTCAGGCCCGGCCGAAGGAAGAGCGCGCCCCAGGTGTGCCGTTGCCGATATTAGGCCGCGGGGAAGGCCGCCATCCTTTAATGATGCAGAAGCTTGGCGAGTGGCACCGCAAGGGCCTTACCGAGTCCGAAGCCCTCGGGGCGTTGCTCGGTATGCAGAGTGAGCGGTTTTCGCATGACATCCCACTACCGGAGATGGAAAAGACGGTGCGGGAATGCTGGGCGAAGTGGCAAGAGGTATTGATTCCCGCTACCGTGTCTATCGGCATCGGGCTTGTGGCGAAGCCCCCGGCGGCGGCGGTGGATTGGCGGGGGAAGTACCATAGCTTTGCCGAAATGGACGGCGCAGCCCTTCCCACATTCATAATTGAGGGCTTCTTGCAGAAAGACGTTATTGGTGCCGTTGCGGCCCCCGTGGCCCAACGCAAAAGTCTGATAGCCGCCAACGTCGCTCATGCTTGCCTAACCGGCGAGGCCCTCTTTGGTCACTTTGCCGTAACCGAGAAGCCCTCGCGCGTCTTATACCTGTGCCCCGAAATGGGGCTATTGTCCTTTACGGATAGGCTGCGCAAGCTGGGATTGTTGAAGTACGTAGGCGATACGCTCTTTTGCCGGACCATGAATAGCGAAGGAAACGTAACCCTCGCGGACTTAACCGCGGAAGAATTGGCCGGGGCTTTGGTTATCGTGGATACCGCGGTGCGGTTTATTGCCGGGGATGAGAATAGCTCGGCCGATATGCGGATCTTTGCCGAGTCTTGCTTTGGGCTTATGCAGCGCGGCGCGGCCTCGGTGCTCGTTCTGTTTCATAGCGGCAAGGGCACCAAAGAGAGTAGCGAATTGACTCTAGAGAATGCCATGAGGGGCAGCGGGGAATTAGGCGCGTTTATCTCTTCTTGCTGGGCAACGCGGTTGCAAGACCCGGATGAGCCGTATAAATCGGCTAGCTACCTAAAGAACGTGAAGCAACGGGATTTCGAGAGTAAGCCATTCGAGGTGGTATCAGACGCCAATTGCCGGTTAACCATCGTGGCCCCACCGGGCGACCACGTGAAGCTTAACAACGGCACGCCCGGCACACCGCGGGACGCGGACGGCCGCGAAGCCGAGGCGTTAGAAGTAATTCGGGATAACCCCACGCTGGGCGTGCGGAAGGTGGTTGACATTCTGCGGGGGCTAGGTATTAAGCGGGGGAAGTCCTGGGTGGGTAACAAGCGCTTCGATGTACTCGGGGCCGGGGTAAAGGTGGAGTAACATCCGGCCGCCATACCCCAGACTGTCAGGGGGGTATCTATCTTTTTAGATACACCCCGGACTGGATGGATAACTAGAATTCGGTACTGTCCACCATAACCATATCTATAAGGGGGACGGACACTTTTCCACCGCGAATACCCCCTAAGTCCTTTAGAATCACCAAACCATACTTAACCCCTTTAATATGAAAGAGATACGCAATCCTATGTCTGGCCCGAGGGGAACCGATAAAAGGCGCAGCACTCAGGCATATTGGGACGCGCGCCTAACCCGGATGGGACTAAGCCCCGAGCGGGGGCGGCACGATTGGCTAGTCTACGGCCACTTAGTAAGCGCTTTGGATTATGACGGCGTGAAGACGTACACAACCGCGGCAGACATTGAGGAAAATCAAGAATGGCCGATAAGCATTTAAGCGGGCACGGGCACTGTGAAACATGCGGCGCGTGTCTACTGCAAACGGCACAGATTCACCGCTGCCCCCGAAGTGTACGGTTCGACATTCTAGCTAGTTTTCTCACGCTCACAGCCGTTAGACACGCGCGCTCTACTTACGGCGGCCGCGCGGCCGGGGATGCAGACACGGGCGCGGCCTCGGGCGCGGCGTTTGTATCCAACTAAGTTTTGACTTGTACCGCTATAGCGCCCCGCACACCACTAGACGCAATAGAGCGGGTACAAGCAAGCGGGGGTTGACGTGCTAACCGGCCCAACCCCCGGACCACATTATGAAAACACTTTTCGCATTCATTAAGCAAGCATTCTCGGAGAATGGCGCGGCTAGCTCTTCGCGAGTCCTTAGCGGCGGCACGGTCATTACGATGCTGGGTTGCATCATTTACGTTACCGCGCGTAACCGAGCGCTGCCCCTTAACCTGGGCGAAGCGGCCTTAGTGATTACCGCGGGCTTCAGCGGCTACGCGGTCAATAGGTTTTCGAGGCGGAACGATGACAAAGACCAAAACAAAGCGGATTCGGTATCTACGGACCAACGCTAACGGGCCGCCGGGCAAGTATTCTTGCGACCGTTGCGGCTTACATTCGCCCCGCGGAGTCTACACGGGGCGCAAACCGTATGCGCACGTCTGTATATGGTGCAACGATACGTATAAAAGGCTCATTGCTGAGGTACCAAGGGGCGTTTTAGGCACGTCCGCGGCCTGGGGGACGTACGGGGCCACCGAAAAGGCAGAACGCGCTAAACAGGCACAACGCATGAGCGAAGCCTTCAAAAAGTGATTATTGGCAAAAGCGGGGTTATATGCCGCACACCCACAGTAACGGCAACAGTAGCGCGGCGCAAGCCGAGGTTAGACCCTAGGCAAATTATGGACATTCAAGTAAAACGGAACGCGACAAAAGACGGCGCAACCATGGGCCGCATGACCGTGGATAGTGGTTGGATCTGCTACACGTTGGAAAACCCCGTCCGCGAAGTCATCGGGCAGCCGGTTGAGTCTTGGAAGATTCCCGCGCACACCGCTATCGGCATCGGCACTTACGAAATTGCGCTATTACCCTCGGCGCACTTTGGCCGGATTATGCCACATCTTTTGAATGTCCCCGGCTTTGACGGAATTTTGATACACCCAGGCAATGAGCCCGCGGACACGGCGGGTTGTATCTTGGTCGGATTCACCATAGAGAATGACACCACGATAGGCGCAAGCCGCGGCGCATTCTCGGCACTGTTTACCCAGATTGAAGACGCCATTACCGCGGGGCAGAAAGTTTTGGTCACCATAGCATGATTTCACAATCTTGGTTTGTCACAACGCTTGCCGGTTCGTCCTTCGCGCTATTTGTCGCGTTGGTTATCTATGTTTACCGTTGGATGGACGCGGTAAAAGACAATCATTTAACCCACATTCAAAGCGCGGTAGAGAAGACCGCGGCGCTAACCTCGGAGTCCAACGACAGAATGAAAGAATTGGCTATTCGCGAAGACGAACGACACAGACGGCACACCGAAGAGCTTCGCCGTGTTACGGAGCTAACCGAAGACCACTACCAAGCGCAGACCGCGGCCGATGAAGTATTTCACAGACAGCAGCATGAATCGTTTGCACACTTGAAAGACCTGATTAGGACACGTGGCCTGTAATGGGTATGCGTGCATCACGACAATGTAAGCGCTGCTATAACACGGCCGAGCAAGGCACCTCACTGTGCCCTGTACATCGTAATGCAGACCGTGACGCGGACAAGCAACGCCGTGACGCGCAGCCGGTGCCATACAACCGCAACAACAAAGCGTGGTTGCTAACACGGCAACAATGCCTCTTTCGGTATCCACAGTGTGCCCAGATAGACGGCAACGGAAGACGCTGCGGGTTGCTAGCAACGGATGCACACCACGTCATACGCTGGCCCGTTTGGGTTGCGCAAGGGAATCATTACTTAGACCAAAGCAATTTGGTTGGATTGTGCCGGGCGTGCCACACCAAGCACACCGCGGCCGAGCGGCAAGGCACCACGGTGCTGGGCACCTTCGCACCACCAACGGAACAGGCATTTAATCTAGTGATATAGTAGTACACACCACATATGGTGGGGCAACCCGACATTGTTTGTATATTACACCACGGGTGGGGGTATGGGGTACGAATCGCGCAAGCCCTTTGTTTCGCTAGCCCGTCGTGGAGGTTTTTACACGCGCGGACAGTGAGTTTGTTAAAGTGTGTCAATTTTGACACACCGCGCTATCTGTAACCAAGGATAGGGACTTATGAGGATAAGCAAGCCGGAATACCGCGGGTTAATGTCGGACCCAACGCTACGGCCGCTTTTTGCGACCGTCAAAGCTATCAAACTAACGGTTAGCGAAAAGCAAGCCCGCGGCACCAACCGAAGCGACCGCGACCCCGCCCGGCCGTTGTCCGAAGTCCGGCTAGAGATTGACGAAGCGTTGGAGTCTCTAGAAGACATGCGGTACAACCTTCGGGAAGCGGGGAAGGCCATCCGCACGGAAGGCGTCTTAATCGCGGTCATTACCCGCAACAATGACAATAAGGAAGTCCGCACCAAGAAGCTTAACCCCGCGTGCAAGCTACAACGGGAAATGCTAACCAGCATTAAGAGCACTAAGCGTCAATTGGTGTTACTGCGCGAGGAAGAGCAATTAGCGCAGCGGCTAGAGAAGCCCGAGCATAACGAATTCGAGGGTCTGGACTAATGCAATACGCGCCCAAGCACCCCGCGGACGTAAAGACACAACCCTGTGACGGTTACGTAACCACGGTCAATTGCCCATGCGGTTGGGAAGCCCTTTACCTTTTACCCGAGGAATGCTTTGAGTATTTAATCGGCGTCTTAGCTCACGCCAAATCGCACGGCGCGGCCTTCCCCGCCATGGAGCATCGGACGCATTGAGAAACTACGGACAAATAGCCGAGCAGTATTGTTACGATGTCGCAGCCGGGCGCATTGTTGCCGGTAACTACGTGAAGCTTGCGTGTGCCCGGCACCTTCGCGACCTAGCCGCGGCGGCCGCACCGTCTGACTATCCCTACACATTCAGCGCCCAGGCCGCGGCGCGCGTTTGCGGCTTCGTTGAAAAGCTTCCCCACATTAAAGGCCCCTTGGCCGGTACGGCCATAGAGCTGGCCCCGTGGCAAGTCTTCATTCTAGCTTGCGTCTTCGGGTGGTTGCGGAAGGACACGGGGAAGCGGCGCTATCGGCGCGCCTATATTGAGGTACCCCGCGGCAACGGCAAGAGTGCGTTTACCTCGCCCATTGCGATTTACATGCTTGCCGGGGACAAAGAAGGCGGCCCCGAAGTCTACAGCGCGGCCCGCACCAAAGAGCAAGCCGGTATCGTCTTCGACGTAGCCAAGAAGATGCTTCAATCCGAGGTAGGCGGCAAGCTACGCAAGCACTTCGGTATCCAAGTCCTGGCCCGTTCCATTGTGCACCCCGCATCTAACGGGATCTTCACCGCGCTAGCATCCGAGGCCGAATCCCTGGACGGTAAAAACGTCCATTTTGCTTGCCTAGACGAATTGCACGCGCACCCAAACAGCGACGTGCACGATTCCCTAGACACCGCGACCGGCAAGCGCGACCAATCTTTAATGTGGATGATTACAACCGCGGGCACCGATCAGACCGGCATTTGCTATAACACGCGCGATTATGTCATCAAGATTCTAGAGGGCACGTTCGAGGATGAATCGTATTTTGGTATTGTCTACACACTGGACAAAGAAGACCAAGAGGGCGATAAGTGGGCTACCGCGGCAATGGCCGCGAAGGCCAACCCCAATTACGGCATTAGCGTTTACGCCGATGACCTCGCCCAGAAATGCAAGAAGGCCCTTCAGCAAGTATCGGCGCAGACCAATTACAAGACCAAGCATCTGAACATTTGGCAATCGGTAGGCGCGGCTTGGATGGACATGCTACGTTTCCATAAGTGCGCGGACCCCGGCCTTAAGGAAGCGGACTTCTTGGGGCAGCCGTGCGTAGTTGGGTTGGATCTAGCAAGCAAACTGGATCTTCTAACCCAGGTGCGGCTATTCTGGAAACACATTGACGGCAAGCGGCATTACTACGCATTTTGGCAGCATTGGACACCGCAAGCGCGCATTGACGCGGGCCCCGTCGCGTATCGGACCTGGGCATTAGAAGGCCGGTTGCAGGTGTGCCCAGGCGAAACCAACGACATTACGTTGGCTGAGGACGCCATCCGTGAAGCGTGCCAAGCATACGATGTGAAAGAGGTAGCGCATGACCCTTGGGGCGCGCTCGAATTAGTCAACCGTTTGACGGCCGAGGGCGTGACCATGTTCCAAGTGGACCAAGTTACTAAAAACTTGTCCCCGAGCATGAAAGAACTTGAAGCCGCAATTTATGACGGCCGTTTCCATTTTGATGGTGACCCCGTAGCAACCTGGGCAATGTCCAATGTCATCGCTAAGCCCGATAAAAAGGACAACGTATTCCCATTCAAGCTTAAGCCGGAAAACAAAATAGATCCAATCGTTGCACTCTGTACCGCGGTCATTCGGGTTATGGCTACGGATAGCGTACCGGCCGCGGACGGCGGCGGGGTAAGCGTCTTCGGGCCTTGCTCTAAGTGCCAAGAATTGTGTATAGGGCAAATGGCCGCGGGCAAGCCCGTATTCCTTTGCTCGTTACATCGGTAACTTGACGGGGTTTCCCCCGGTATGAACGTACGTATAAGAGATGAGGAATTATGACCGCAACTAAGTATTCCGCGCTGCTAGCCTTCCTGGGCTTCGTTGTGGCAGACGTGGGGCTTTTCCTGATTTACCGGCCGATGTCGTTGGTCGCGGTTGGCGTGGTTTTGATTCTCGCGGCACGCGCGGGATTGAGGGCTTAATGAGTTGGAGAAAAGAACTGCGCGATTGGATGGACGGGATTTTAGGCGGCCCATACTCCGGTGGGGTTAGCGGGCTCTTCGGCCCGATACCCAGCGAATCCGGGGCCGATGTCAACGAAACCTCGGCCATGACCGTAGGGGCCGTTGCGGCTTGCCAACGCATCATTAGCTCGGCCATCGCTAGCATGAGCTGCTATATCTATGAGCGGATGCCGGACGGCGGGCACCGGCTAGCGGTCAATCATCCCTTGTTTGACATCCTAAGTCTTCGGCCCTCTTCGGAATACCCGGCCGTAGATTTTTACTCCGCGGGGCAAGTCAATTTACTTCAGAACGGCAACGCATACGCCGAGGTACTGACTAACGGCGCGGGCCAACCGGCCGAGCTGCGCTTACTGTCCCCATTCCGTACGCAACCCTTCCGGCAAAATGACGGGGCCCTCGCATACCGGACCACGGATAACGCCCACGGGGTTGAGCGCATCATTGAAGCCGCGGCCATGATTCATGTTAAGAACATGGGCGTAACGCCGTACGTTGGTCTTTCTCCCATCCGCTTGTACATGCGGGAAGTCATCGGCACCGCGCTTGCTGCCCAGGCATACGGCGCGCGCCTCTTCAAGAATGACGCCCGCCCAGGCGGATACCTTAAGTCCGCTTTGACGGTCAAGCCCGAGGATAAGTTAAAGCAAGTCCAATCTTGGCTTGCCGGGCACCGCGGCGGCAACAACCACACCCCGGCATATCTTGACGGCGGGGTTGAGTGGGCCCAAGTGGGCATTAACCCAGACGAAGCCCAATTCCTTCAGACACGGCAATTTCAGCGTTCGGAAATCGCATCTATCTACGGCGTGCCCGCGCATATGCTGGGTGACCCGCAAGAAACTAAGGCCACGATTGAACAAAAGGCCCTTGAATTCCTTTTGTGGACGGTCAAAATTTGGCTACGCCGTTGGGAACATTCCTTCAACGTAAAGCTATTCCCCACCAAGGGACAGACCGCGGGGAAGTATTTCGCAAAGTTTGATACCAGCGAGTTTGAACGCGCCGATTACGCCACGATGCTTAAGGGCATACAAACCGGCCGTTACTCCGGTCTGATTTCCCTAGACGAAGGCCGAAAGCTTCTCGGGCTCAACCCAACCACAGCCGATAACTTCGATGAAAAGAAGCCCGGCGCGGGTTTGTGGCGGCCGGTAAACATGGCCGTTGCCGGGGAAGACCCCGCGGTATATAGCTCGGGCGGGGCAGCGGGCGACGGTAGCGGGGACGCACCGGCCGATGATGCAGCCGTGCCCGGCGACGCACCCAATTAACCGGCCATTCGGGCCGCATTCAATACCAATTCAAAGGAATTCAAGGGAGATATATGACATTTGAACGCAGATTTAGCAAGGGTGCGGAAGTCCGAGCGGTAGGCGATGCAGCGGTTACGCTGAAGATTGGCGGCTATGCCGCGGTCTTTAACGAAGACTTCGTACTCTACGAAGATTCTAGCTATCGCGTGGTTGAGCGCATTGCACCGGGCGCGTTCTCGGATGTCATGGCGGATGACGTGCGGTGCTTATTCAATCACGCACCGGACCACGTTCTAGGCCGCACCGGCAACGGTACGCTGAATTTGATGCAGGATGACAAGGGCCTCGCGTTCAACAACGACATGGACGCGGATACGCGCATTGGCCGCGACGTTTACCAGTTCGTGAAGCGCGGCGATGTCACGGGTTGCTCTTTCGCCTTCATCGTGAGCAAGAGCACTTGGACAGAGGAAGACGCGGACGGCGTAACGAACATTACCCGGACCATTGAGAAGCTTTCCAATCTTTATGACGTGGGCCCCGTCACGTACCCGGCTTACGAGCAGACCAACGTAGACGCGCGGTTGCTTGAGCTGCGCTCGGCCGCGGGGCCATTCGCGGACATGCCCGCGGACCTTGTGTCACGTATCCGAGCGGGCAAACCGGCGCGCACCCTGGGCGAAGCTAACCCGCTATTTGTGCTTGCTACGGACTTCACCGACAGAGATTAGCCCGCGGTTGCGCGGCTAACGGCCGGGCCCGGTGTAGCGGGGTATCCCCCGCGAAAAGGGCCCGCCCTTCAAACTTTAAGGGCATTTAAGGGGAAATATGCGCTCAGTTATACAGGTAAGCGTTCCGAGTACGGAGCTAGTTACATCGGCCGATATGTCCCCGATGTTACACGGCTACCCCGCGGGGGAAGCGTCATTCTTAGCTCTTACGATTACCGCGGCGCGGGATTATGTCGAAGGGATGACGGGGTACTCGCTTGCCCCGCGTAACTTCATCCAATACGCAGACCGCTTCCCGATGCAATCGCTCTTTAGCCCAATGTTTCCGATTCCGTTTCCGTTGTTGGGCTTCGTGCCGAGCATCAATAGCGCGGTACAGCGCAGCCCCTACGAAATCGAATTAATGCGTAACCCCGGCCTTGCCGTTTCCCAGATTGTCTATCTGGACACCACGGGGACACCGCAAACCCTTTTGCCGGGCGTGGACTTTGCCGCGGATCTTACCAGTACCCCAGCGCGGGTTACCCCGATGCCGCAACCCCTGGGGTCTAGCTCACTAAAATTCTTTTGGCCCGCGTGTCTTCCGGGGCCCAAGTCCATTGCGATTTATTACGCCGCGGGCTTCTACACTTCCGCGGACCAATTGACCACCGAGGCGCAGCCGCGTGACCTGGGCTTCCCCCCGATACTCAAGGCGCTAGTTATGGCGCTAACCGAGAAATGGTTTGTCAATCGGGACAATTACGGCGAAGTCCCGAAGCCAATTCAGGACCTTATCTTTGCCAACCGCGTCACCGATTACAACCCGAGCATTGAGTAACCTATGGATTCTCTTTTCAACAAACTGAGGTACACGGCCGACATTTTAGCCGCGGACAATAGCACCGTCATTTTGGCGGGCGTTGCCGTGGGCTTCGAGGAATTGTCCGGCCGTTCCCTGGAACTTGCACAGTTACACTCTAGTGAGTGCACCGTGCGGTTTACGGCGCGTTGGGATGCCACAATCCTATCTAACTGCTACCTCGTATTCGAGGGCGCAACCTATCCGGTGGATACGGTGCGTGACCCCGGTGTAGCTAGCCCAGACCGGACCAAGGGCCAAGTCCCCCGCGGCACCTTACTAGAGATATTCGCGCACCGCATCCAAGACGGCACCGCTAACGGTGGGATTCCATCGGGCACAATCTTTGCCCAGGTGCTAGACGGCACCAAGGTGCATATCCGGCTAAACGGAGTCCTAAGCACCGCGTTACCCCCGGCACCGCTGCTAGATGAAATTGTCTATTGCACGGACACCGGCGCTATTTTGGTTTGGAACGGCACAACCTGGGTAGTCATCGGCAACGGCAAATAACTACGTCTTAACCGTTGTCTTCAACATCAATACGGGCGTCTGGACTTATACCTATGCCGGGTTATCGGGCGGCGGCACCTTAGCCCCAGGCGCAACGCTTACCGGGCTACAAACTCAGTTTGTCGCAGCTCGGAACCAAGCCGAGGCATTTGTTGCGGTATCCGGGGGATTGTTGCCCGGCGCGATAACCGTGTGGACGGTGCTCTAAATGATACTAGACGAAATCAAAGCGTTGTTACTCGCGGATGCCGGGGTGCTTGCCCAGGTTAGTACCCGGATCTATGACACGGTACTCCCGCGGGGTTACACCCTTCCGGCCGTGGTCTATCACACGGTCACGGCCCCTGGGGGCTACACGTTACAGGGCAGCACAAACCCCTCGGAACGTACCGCGCAATTTGACTTTTACGCGGCCGCGGCACCGGATGCGCGCTTAGCACTCAAAGCGGTTAAAGCGGTATTGCAAAACTTCAAGGGGATTTTGGGCGGGGGTACGTTCGTCCAAGCTACCTTTTGGCAAATGGAGATGGATCTACCGGACAGCCCCGACACCACCACCACCGCGGTGGGTTTTCGGATTATGGCCCATGTTCTCTTTGTGTATGTACCGGCGAGTAGCTAAAGTTTATGCCTATCACGATTGACGGACTATCCGAGCTAAGCGAAATGCTAACGCAACAATCGGTGCGCACGGCTAAGCGCTACCTCTTGAACGTGGCGAAACCGGCCGCGGACGTGGTAGTTGAAGCGATGCAAGCAACCGCGCCCGAGATGACCGGCCGGTTAGACGCGGAAATCGGCTACCAGAGCAAGTTTACCGGGGGCGATGAAACAACGCTCACGGTCAAGATAGGCCCGGCCCTCGCAACCTTCTGGGGAATGTTCCAAGAATTTGGCACCGCGCACCAACCCGCGCGGCATTGGATGCAGCGGGCTTGGGAAGCAAGCCAAGATAAATGTCTTTCCGTGTTTGGCACCGAGGCGTTAGCGCGCCTCGCGGACATGGAGAAATAAGCCTTTTACTTTACCGGCCCCCGGCCGGAGTAAGCGCCCCTCGGGGCAGAAAAGAGCAACAATGACACAAACCACGGCACCATTTGTTGGCCTGGGGTCTACGTTCGCTTTCGCAACCGTCGCAGCCCCTACGGTCTTCACCACGTTGGCCGGTGTAATCAGCATCGCGCAGTCCGGCGATAAGGTCACCACGGACAAGACCACCAACATGCAAAGCGTTAACGGCGTGGATACGTACATCGCTGGGACGCAAGAGCCGGGCACGTTCGATGTTAAGGGCCAATTGCTGCCCGCGGATGCTTCGCAAGTGGCATTGAACGGGATTCGGGACGCAAAGCTTCCGGTAAATTTCCTCGTTAACTACGCGGGGGGATCACAACGCGCATTCTCCGGCATTGTGGAAAGCATTACGCCCTCGGTCACCCTGGACAAAGTAAGCACCGTTGACATCAAAATCAAGGTCACCGGCCCCGTTACCGAAGAGCTGAGCTAACCCGGCGCGGGGTCTTAACCGGCCCCGCCCTTCATAAAGGAAGCCCACGGCGCTATGGAAAATATCATCCAATCCATTACCACCCCAACATTCCAAATTGCCTTTGACGGCCAAACCAAGGCGTGGACATTGTGCCTAGACTACCGCGCACTAGCGAAGATCGAAGAGCTAACCGGGCGCGACCTTAAGAAAATCGAAGGTTGGAAGAACATTAGCAGCGGGAAGGAATTCCCGCAAATTATTTGGGCGTGTCTACATCGGTACTCGCCCGCGGTCACCCTTGAGGATGTCTTAGATTTCCTCAACCCCCAGGCGCAGCGGCTTCTATCCGATGCCCTCTTTGAATTAACCTTCCCTGGCCTCGTTGAGTCCATGAAGGAAGAAAGCACAAGCCCAAACGCGACACCGGCAGTAACGACACCCTAGACATGCCGGTGCACGATTGGGTGGGTTTGTGGTCCGTGGCCCGGTATGACCTCGGGCTTACCTGGGAAGAGTTTGCGGATCTAACGCCGAGCATGTTTGCGGCACTGTGCACGCGGCGCAATATCAGAATGCGGCATGAGCGCTTTGCAAATGCCTTGACGGCCTCGGCAATTTACAACGTCCACCGGGCCGGTGCGGATGTCCCGATGGTGACCGCTTATGACTTCGTGCGGGATGCCAAGCAAAGCGAAGCACACGAACAAACGCAGATATTGAAGCGGCAAATACTAGAGGCCGTTACCCGGATGCCGAGCAATACCCCGCGGGAACGGTTTATGACCATACGGGGAAACATCATAGCCGAGCTAGTCAAGCTGGGCCGAACGGACGCAACCGAGTTATGGGCCGAATGTTGGCCCAGCTTAATACCTGAAGGGGAATAGATGCCAGTTATTGGAACGCTCACGGTAAACCTCGAAGCCAATACCGCGGCTTTTAGCGGTGACCTCGGCAAAGCCGCGGCGTCCGCGGAAGACTTCGGCAAGAAGGCAAGCACCGCGGGCCAACAGGTTGACTACAGTATGCGCGAGGCCAAGGGCGGCATGATGCTTATGTCTGAAGAGCTGGGCGTGCACATCCCCCGGCACTTGCAAACCCTTATCGCGGGGATTCCCGCGGTGGGCGCGGCCTTCGCGGAAATGCTGCCACTTATCGGGGTAATCGCGGCCATCGCAATTATTGTAAAGCTTATTGAAAAAAACGAAGAGGCCAAAGAAAAACTCGCCCAGGGGTGGGACAAATTCGGCACGGAAGCCTTAACCGTCTTCGGTGACCTTGACGATAAAATGCTCAAGGTAGGACAGACCGCGGATGAATTAGCCGGGGATCATCTTGGCGCACTCGCTAAAGCCCTTGAGCTAATTGACCATGCTTCATTGAAAGAGTTAGCCGCGGAATTTGGCAGGCTTGAAAAAGCCGGTCATACGCTCATGGTTGAGCTAAAGTCTAGTTGGTACGAAATTGCCTCGGGCTCACAGGGGGCCGAGAATGCCCTTACCCGGTTTACCGGCGAGTATGATCTGTTGCTAGCCAAGGGCGATAAGAAGGGCGCATTTGATTTATTGGTGGGCACGCTGGGCTCAGCTAAGAAGGCGTTAGCGGATTACGCGGACGGCGCGGCCAAGGTTGGCAACATCAATAACGACAAATACATTAAGTCCCAACAATTGTTGGTGAGCATCCTAGAAGATCAGGTTAAGGCGTCCAAAAAAGTGGACGATATAACCTCGGGCGAAAAGGCCAACAAGAAAACCGAAGAGGCCCAGGCCGAGCAGGGCCGCCAAGCCAAGATTTACGATGAGCAGCAAAAGGGGCTAGAGCAGCGGCGCAAGGCCGAAGAGCGCTACACCAAAGAGAAGACCAAGCTAGCCGCGGCGGGCGCGAAGGAAACCGAGCGTATAGCCGAAGAGGAAGCCAAAGCAACCGAGGCCATAGCGGCCGATGCGATGAAAGTGCAACAGGGCTTGGCCCGCGAGGGCTTGAAAAACTCCGAGGAGACGGCCAAGTTAAAAGCGGCCGCGGAAATGGAAGCGGCGCACCATAGGGTTGCCATGCTGCGGGCTACGGCCATCGAAGCCGCGGACCTCGAAGCCAACGCGGCTAAGGCGATGACGCAGACGGAAGTTACCGCACTTAACCAAGAGATTGCCAACCTGGACAAGCATGACGCCGAGTATCTAGTTAAGCTGAAGAAATTTGAAGACGCCAAGGCGCAAGTCATCCTTAAGGGGGACTTAGAAGTAACGAAGATCACGAACAAGGCCGAGGAAGAAAAGCGCAAGATGGTTGAAGAGTCCGAGGGCAAGGTAGCAAACGCGATTGCCCGCACCGCGGCCCAAAGCATCGTGTCCGGCGGAAACATGGCGAAGGCGTTCCAACAGCTCGGCAAGCAGATGGCGGCCGCGGCACTGGAAAACCTCATGCTGCTAGAAACGATTGAGGGCAAGAAGAAATTGATGCAGGCGAAGGGCAGCGCGCGGGCCGCGTATACCAGCGTAATGGAAAACGTGCCCGAACCATACGCGGCCGTCTTGGCACCCATTGCCGCGGGCGTTGCCTTCGCGGGCGTTATGTCCTTCGAGGCAGGCGGCAAAATCCCCGGATCTGGGCCCGTGCCCGTGACCGGACACGGCGGGGAAACGGTTGTTACTAAGGCCCTCACCGATAAGGTGGAAGCGTCCGAGGGCCGCGGCAAGGGGCGGCCGGTCACCATCGTGCAAAACATCGTGACCAAAGACGCGGATAGTTTCAAGGCGTCACAGGCACAGTTACATTCTCAGGCATTCCACACGGCCAACACGGCAAGCAAGAGGAATAGATAAATGTCTTTTTTTGAAACGGAATTCCCGCGCGCCATTGGGTATCTAGCCATCGGCGGCCCCGCGTTCTCAACCACGGTTAACGAGGGCTTCTCGGGCGGTGAGCAACGCAACCGCAATTGGACACAGACCCGCGGCGTCTGGACTATTGACCTTCAGATGAAAACACAATCCTTCTTTGATGCCGTACACGCATTCTTTCTAGCCGTGGGCGGGCAGGCCGATGCCTTCCGCTTGTATGACCACAAAGATAACACGGCAATCGGGCAAGCCCTGGGCACCGGGGACGGCACCACGCTAAACTTTCAGCTCTTGAAAAACTACGTGAGCGGCGGCCGGACGTATACCCGGACCATTACCAAGCCCATCACGGACGAAGTTAACGATTTTCAGGGCAACCCCCTGGGCGATACCGTCAAGGTATATGACAACGGGACGCCGAAGGCGTTAACCACCGATTACACCTTGGATCAAACCACGGGGTTAATTACCTTCGTGACCGCGCCCGCCGCGGGGCACGCGATTACCGCGGATTGTCAATTCCATTTCCCCGTGCGCTTCATGGTGGACGAACTAAAGGCCCAGGTTGAGCCCTCGGATGTCTTGGGCGGAAACATCCTGATTTCATTTCCGCAATTTGAACTGCGGGAAGTAAAGGTGACCCTGTGAAGCTTGTTTATCCTGAGCTAGCCGCGCACCTCATCCAAGACACTACGTCCCTTTGCCGGTTGCTGCGCATTGACCGCGCGGACGGTACAACGGTGCGCCTTACCGATCTGGACAGTAATTTATTCTATCGGGATGACGGCGTTACGCAATGGTTGCCTAACCCCGCCTTGGCGTCCCCGTGGTGGGTCTTGGTAAATGACGCCCTCGGGGTAGACCTCTTCCCCGGAATCACCGGCAACACTTCTATTTGGTCACTACCCCCCGCGGCACCCTGGGCCGCGTCCCAAAACTTCTACGCATACAGCGCGGCAACCGCGGCCTATTTTCTCGGGAGTCTGGTATTCACCAAAGATTATGTTTTTGACGCGGCCGTAGGGATGCACGTTGACTCGGCCTTAGTGACTAGCGGCGGCCTTCAGGTGGGCATGGGGAACGGCACCGTCTGGGCTTCCACCGACCAATATATTGGCTTCTCGGTGTCCCGCGGTAGTGCTTGGGGCAATTGGTTGTTGCGCATGGGGAACGGGACTACCACCACGTCTATAGACTCGGGCGTACCGCTAGTGGACAACGCCCGTACTGCGTTGCAGGTAATCGTTAGCGCAGACGGGCTAACCGTGACTTGGCGCATAAACGGCGTCTATGCCGGGCAAGCAACCACGAACATACCCACGGCGGCCTTGGGCATATCCAATCTTTTTACGGCCCCCAGCGCTACGGGGCTTAGCTACCGTGTGGAAGGGTTGAAGGTCACAGCGCGCACCACGCGCGGCGGGGGGACTTACCAAGCGCAAGACGGGTTGACCTTCTCGGCGTCTGAGCAAAAGAGCGACGGAAGCCCCAACAACGTACAAGTGACCGGGTTTCTGGACGTAATCACCGAGCATGACTTACGCGCCCGGCGCTATGATGGCGCGACGTTTCAATACCGCACCGTGAATTGGGCCGACACTACCCAGGGGGATCTTAAGATCCTAAGCGGCACCGTGGGGGATGTCACCATGGTTAACGGCAAATTCCAAATGGAATTGCGCGGGCTTACGCAGAAGCTAACCACGATGCTGGGGGCGAAGTACGGCCCGATATGCCGCGCGGAGTTATTCGGCGGGGGTGCCGAGGGTATTGACCCCAGCAATCATTACAAATGCCGTCTTAACCGCGCCGATTGGGTACAGACCGGCACCGTTGTAAGCAGCGCGGACCCCTTAACGCTTGTCCCTTCGGCCCTTCTCATGGTGGGCTCGGCTACGCCCCTTGTAGCCGCACCGGCCGGGTGGTTTGATGCCGGGGTGCTTACGTTTACAAGCGGGGTGCTCTCGGGCTTCTCGTTTGAAGTGGGCACGTGGGACGGCGTAACGCTGTACCTCTTCGGGGGTGCGCCCATGCCGTTTACGCCCACCGCGGGCGATGCCTTCGCAATAGAGCCGGGGTGCGTAAAGATTATTGACGTATGCACCCTGAAGTTTCGCAACGCGGTGAACTTTGCCGGTGAGCCAAACATCCCAGGGCTTAACGTCTTGAGCGTGGTTGGCCGTGGACAGGTGCAAAATAGATGAGCGTAAACGCGCAGCAAGTAAAAGCCCTCTTAGACCTCAGCGTTAGCAGCTCGGCGGCCGGGGTGCACATCCCCATTGGCTACGGCGAGACTTCCATGGGTGCCAATATCATTTGGTCACCGGGCCTTCAAGAAACGGTTACTAAGATAAATTTTGTGGGGCAACCGCAACTAACGCTCTACAACTACACGGTGAGTTTTGCGGCCGCGTTTTGCGAGGGGCCGGGCGTCATCACCAAAATTTGGGGCGATACGCAGATACTCTACGATAACACCGGCACCTATGTAAATTACCAAGGGCTCTTTAATAGCAGCACACTCTATAACGTGGGCGAAATTGTCCGCGCCGATAGCGGCACCGGGGCCGAGCGCTTCTATATCTGCGTCAACACGGCAACGGAATTGCCCTTCCCCGCGCCCGGTGGGGATAACAATTGTTGGCAAGTCTATACCGGGGGCGTTGCCGTAGCCGGTGGGCAAGCGTTCCCTAGCCCCACGCTCTACACCGGAAGCGATATACAGAACGCGGACCCCACAATACAGGCAGCCCTCGGCGTGGGCAAGACGCCCGCCTTCCGCGGCCTTGTCTATGCCGTTTGGGCCAACCTTGACGTATCCCTTTTTAATAACAGAATCCCCAGCATCCGCGGCGTAGTGCTCGGCGGCATTCCCACGGCAACCCCGCCCATAGTTACGAGCGGGCTTGACTACATCGTGCAAGACCTTTGCACGCGCAGCGGCATTGAAGTGGATGAAATAGACGCTTCGGACCTTGCCCCTGTTGTCACTACGTCCGCGAACATTTACCAAAGCGACGGAAGCGGCATCCCCGCGCTAACGCTGATAAGCGGCGGCACGGTGACCTTCTACCAATCGGCCGCGGGTGGGGGCGCGCCCTTCCTCTACACTTACCCCGGCAAAGATTCCAATTACCCCTTGCCCGCGCCTAAGCTTGTCTACAAGATGACGGATACACAAACCATCATGTTCAACCCCTACCCCGCCCAACAGGATAGCACCACGGGAAGCTATACAAGCTTCCTTCCTGGGTGGACGGAGTTAACATCCTACGACCTTGAGCCCATGGTTATATGCGGGGTTGCCCCTGGCGGCGCTGGCCCGGCTACGTATGACGGCACCGCATACGCACCGTTTACCCCGGCCAACGTGGGCGGCTTCGCCCAAGCCAATTGGGATATGACCGTTGTTTGCAAGGTCCAAATTGCCGTGGCCGGTAACTATACCTTCTATTGCTCAAGCAATGACGCCGTTGTAATCGGCATCGGCAACGGGGCAACGCGGGTTAGCGGCCCCATGGTTATGGACGGCCGCACCATGACGGTTACAGCCGAGAAGGGCTACCCCGTCATCATGGCCGAGCAAGCGGACCTCGGAGAGAATGACGCCGTAGCGCAGCCACACCTAGATTCTATATTGTCCACTTTCGTGGTGAACTTCCCCACCGTGGGGACTTACGGCATTGAGCTAGACTACGCCCAGCATTCCGGGGCGCGTTGCTTATGTCTCAATTGGCAAATGGGCAGCGTGCAATCACCGTTACTTCCCGTGGCGGGCTCAGACGGCGCAAGCCCGGCCGGTATCCCGTTTGGGTACTTAGTCAACGAAGCGAAGGACGCGCGCACCGCGATAGAAGAATTGAAAAGCGCATTCTTCTTTGACGGCGCGGAATCGGACTTCGCGCTAAAGTTTGTACGGCGCGGGGCGCATCCCCCGGCATTGACCATTACCGAGGGGGATCTGGGCTTAGTCCAAGACAACGCCAAGCTTTCCGAGTTATTGACCCAAGAGCAAGACGCCCCGCGCAGTGTGACCTGTAACTTTACGGACCCGGCTTTTGACTATCAGCAAGGCAGCCAAACGCAGATGCGCAGCTCTCGCGTGGTTACGTCCATAAGTCAGACCACCATAGAGCTAGCGGTCTTGGCACTGTCCCAAACGTTGGCCCGGCAGATAGCCGAAAAGACGTTGTTTATTGCGTGGATGGAACGTCAACCGTATCAATTCAATTTGTGGAAGGCCGTCTATGCCCTCTTAGACCCTACGGACGTGGTGTCCTTTGTGTATGAGGGGCAAGTCTATCAAGAGCGGTTGCTAAGCGTGGGCCTGGGCCAAAATTTAACCGTCAAGCTGGACGGCCGGTTCCATTCCGCGGCCGCGTACGCAAGCTTTGCGCAAGGCGCGGGTAACACCCCGGTTGACCCCACCAACGGGTGGGGCGTATCGGACGGCAACGGTTACGGGTTAGGGAATTAAGACTAGGGAGAAATTATGTCGGTGAATCAAGGCGTAAAAATTCCCGCGGCTATGATTAGCGCGGGCCTCGGTGACGCATACTACAACCAAGGCAATGCCGCGTTGCGGGCATGGCAAACGCTGGTACAGTGCAACGTAATCAGCATGACGTTGACCGCGCCCCCTGGGTCCCCGGCAAGCGGGGACACCTACATCATTGGCGCAGCCCCAACCGGCGCGTGGACGGGGAAGACGCTGAATATCGCGTATTGGTCTGCGGACCCCGCGATAACTACCCCGGTATGGGAATTCTACGCACCGGCCAAGGGTTGGCTAGTGGCAAACCAAGCAGACGGGCAGCTCTACATCTACAGCGGCACGGCCTGGGTTAAGGTAGCGCCCACGATGACCAATCTAATCGGTGGGTTGGTTCCTACGCCCCCGAACGATAACACTAAGTACCTTGACGGAAGCGGAGTCTTTAGCGCGCCCCCAGGCAGCACGGGCGTGGGCGTCTTCGCGGATTACACCCCAACCGTTACGGCGTACACGGGCGCGTTTACCTCGGTAGCAGCAACGGGCCGATGGACTCAGGTAGGTAAGCAAGTCACCTTTACCGTGGTTATTGTCATCACCACCAACGGCACCGCGGCCGGTGCGGTCATCTTCACGCTGCCCACGGCCGCCACGTCAACCGCGGCGCGTAAGTTTGTAGTGAATGGCCGCGAAATTCAGGGCGTGGGAACGGCGTTCGGCGGGGTAATTGACCCGGCCGCTAGCACCACCACAGCATTGGTTAAACAGTATGACAATACCTATGGGCTTACGGACGCCCGCACGGTTGTGGTTTCCGGTGTATACGAGGCCGCCTAATGCGTACCCTCTTGGCGGTCATGTCTTGCGCCCTCTACCCAGAGCGGCGCGCAGCGGTGCGGGAAACCTGGGGCGCTAGCCCCCTTCCCCTCGGCGTGGACCTTCGTTTCTTCGTGGGCGTCCATGCGCTCTACGCCAACGGCACCACACCGTTACCGTGCCCCGATGATTACGCATCCCTTCCCCAGAAGACTTACGCCATCGTGCGTTACGCCCTTGAGCGCAATTACGAGCGGCTTATCAAAGTGGACGATGATACTTTCCTACGGCTGCCCGAGGCGCTAGAGCTGCTAGCCGGGGCCGATTGTGTATCGCACCGTCGCGACAACCCCCCGCATAATCAATTCATTGCGTACCCACAAGGCGGGTGCTATTCATTGTCGCGGCACGCTATGGTTGCCGTTCTCGCGTCCCCGGATCTGTTTACTACGGGCTTAGAGGATGCCGCGGTGGGCCGGGCTCTTCAACGCCACGGCATTATGCTTACGCATTCCGAGCGGATTAAGACGGACTACCGGCTTGGGCAGCCCAGCAAAGACAATGACATCGTATCCGCGCACCACGCAACCCCCGCGGTTATGCGCGACCTCTACAGGTTGGCGCATTGACGTACACCCTTGCCGTGACATCGTGCAACCGCTTTGACTTGCTTAAGCAAACCCTAGAATCCTTTGCCGCGACCGCGGACGTACTGCCCCAATCCACCATTATTGTGGATGACTCGGACGCGGACAAACCGAATTGGCTCTTGGATATTCACGCCCTGGGCCGGATTAAATGGATAAGCAACGGCCGCGGCCGCGGGCAAATTTTCACGCTTGACCGGCTTTACGGCGAAGTCCGCACCGAGCTAGTTTTCCATTCCGAGGATGATTGGCGGTATGAGCGCGGCGTTATCGCGCAATCCTTCGCCCTTCTCAACGAACGGCCCAGCGCTTGGACGGTTTCACTACGCGGCGAGGATTGCAACGGGCACCCCCTGACCTGGGCCGAGGGTATCGCGTGGAACATGCCCGGTTGGCGCGAAGGTTGGGGCGGGTGTCACTTCAACCCAGGCCCGCGGCGCATGAAGGATTATCGGCGCATCGGATCTTACGGCCGCCACGTTGGCTACGGTTCCCACGGGTGCGGCTTTGAATTGGCATTAAGCAAGATGCACCTTGACATGGGCTACCGTATCGCAGCGCTGCCCCGAAGTATCGCGCACCTAGGCGCGGGAAAGAGCAAAGCCATTATGCCATTACCGAAGCAACCCCGAGTCCTTCTTGCCGTGCCCGCGGCACAGCAATACGAGTACAGCAAGCACACCCTTAGCGTGCCGCGGATTACCGCGGGCCGCATCGAAGCGGTACGGGCAACATGGTTTGCGGACGCTAAGAAATTCGCGAGTGTCACGGCCCGATTCTTCTACGGTAAGCCGTGGCGCGAAGGGGCCGAGGATGAAGTCTTTCTAGATTGCCCCGATGATTACGCGGGGCTCTCGGCCAAGGTCAAAGCGGTATGCCGCTACGCTTTGGACAACGGTTTTGATTATTTGGTCAAGGCCGATGACGATACCATCCTTTATATTGACCGGCTACTGCGCTCGGGTTTCGACACCGTAGACCAAATGGGGTACTTCGGGTGTACGCACACCGCGGGGCATTGCTCATGCTACGCAACGGGGATGTGCTACACGCTTTCTCGGCGCGCCATGGAAATGGTAGTCCGCGCCCCGATTACCCATTGGGCGGAAGACCTCTGGGTTGGCCGCGTCCTTCGCGACGGGGGAATACGCCCCAGGCACAACGCGGGATGGCTGCCCGGCTTTGACAAGCATTACGTCGCGTTTCCCTTACCCCCCGGCACCGTGGCGGCACACTCGGTTCTACCCGAGGATATGCTGTCTTGGCACCGCGGACTCAACGCACCTTTAACGACACCAACGACACCAACGACACCGAAAGAGGCCAAATGCTCAACCTACATGGAACTGCCCCCGGCGTTGCTGTAGAGCGCGCCGTAGCCCTACCCCTCAAGCGGCGCAAGCCCGCGGAAGCGACTCCGGACCCGTGCCGCGTGTGCGGGCAAAAGCTGGTGGATTGCCAATGTTTCAACGAATACAAGACACATGCGGTAACCAATAAGAAGTAACCAAGGCGCATTGACAAAGCTAGGGGTATCTTTTATCCTTTTGCTCATGGGCATTCAATGGGCAACAACGAATCTGGACAAAGACGCAAGGGCAATCGCACTTGCCAAAATTGCACTCGGGTATGACTCCATGACTTCGGCCCAGCAGTGTGCCGCGTGTAAAGTGCTTGTAGCGCGCGCAACCGAAATAAAGAATGCCCTCTAGGGGGTAAACAATGACTTGTCTAATTGTGCTAGCGGCACTGTTGGTACTCGCGGCCTTTGCGCTTGTGGCCGCGGACGTGGCGGCCGTAAAAGAGGTGCCCGAGGCCCCCGGCTTTGACGGCGGCACACCGCACCGAAGGGCGGGCCGCGGTGGAACAAACATTGGTTTACGCTGGGGCAGCTCACCGAGGAAGGGCATCGGGGATTAAAGATTTAGTTAGCGGCCGCGGCCCCCGCTTTGGTTTTCTTGGGCCGTCCCCGCGGGCGGCTTCCGGGGCGCGGGGCCATCTTCCCCCACTTGGCCGCCTTCCCAGGATGTAGCTTAGCCGTGCGTAGCCCACCTACTTGCCCCGCGCACACGGGGCACTCCGACACTTCAAAACATACCGGACAACGTGGCAACAGCGTGTGCGGCATTCCCACCCCTCGGCTTGGGAACGTCCACGGCTACGGCTTGGATGGACTAAAACCATCACATCACTTCTCGCAAGAAATAAAAACATACTCCTAGGTTTTGAGCAATACAGGGCAGACACGTTAGTGCATCGTGCCGCACACTATCCCCCGAGGCCCACGCAAATGAATCGCGCAACTATTAAGCTTGTTCGCGACATTGACCGGCTAGTACAGGTCGCACTCTCGGCGCATGAGACAACGGATTACGCACTGGCTGAAATGGCGTGCAAGAGTGCGCGCGACATTTTAGATACGTTGTGCGCGGAGATGGCGCGGCAAGGCCGGGGCAAGAATGCCGTAGTCAATCACATTGCCCTCATGCAAGCGCAAATACAGCAAGAGGCCGATGCGGCCGAGGTGCGCGCGATTGTTGACGGCGTACCCGGTGAGCGGGCCAAGCGCGCCCGCAACGCCGAAGACTTGACACGCTAGGCCCGTGTGCGCTAGCGTACGGAAATCTGGAAAAGGTGCCCCTAGGTTTCTTGGAGCGGGATCTAGGCACCCTTCCCCGGCCGCGGGGCGCACTGCCCACACCGAGGCCCCGCGGCCCCTCGGGGGTATCGTGGACACTCAAGACGTGCGTACATATATCTTGGCCTTCCTTCGTGCCCGGCGTAACAGCCGGACCTCGGATATTGTGACGTACGCCATGGACCACGGGGCCACAAGCACACAGGTGCTTAACGGCCTCTTCCTGTTGGTCGAGCTGGGGCAGGTTGAGCATGACCGCTTTGGCACCGATAGATGGAATCTTACCCCGCGCGGCGCGGCCGCTACCGCTAAACAATTCCCCGCAAGCCCCGAACAATTCCCAGAGTGAGCAATTTTGAACAGACTTCCCTTCCGCACTTGCAATAACCTACCCCTAGCTTAACAACAATCATGGCGTTTGAAGATGACGTTTACACCCCCGAGGCCGGGCAGCTCATGGCGATTCGGCTTTGCCTCGAATCCATAGGAAGGAAGGTTGAACAAATTATGGCAGACCTTACGGCCCTTGCCGCACAGGTAAAAACAAACACCGATGCCGAAGCAAGCGCGGTCACGCTACTCGCTACCTTGTCCGCGGATATTGCCGCAATCAAGAATGACCCCGTTGCCATTCAGGCATTGAGCGACCAATTGAAAGCATCCGCGGCCACGCTAGCGGCGGCCGTTGTAGCCAACACGCCCGCGGCCTGAGAATCTTCAGAGGCGCGAAGAGCGTATATACCCCAACCCCGGGGAATAAAGGACAACCGCATGTCTACAGTTAAAGAACTACAACAAGAGCGACACGCTATCAGTTTGAAGATGCGTGAAAAGTTGGACAGCACGTCACCCACAGCAACGGCCGAGTGGAAAGAACTGCGCGACCAACACGATGCAGTTCTAGCCCGCCAAGAGGCCCAGCAAACGCAAGAGCGAATCGAAGCGGAAATGTCCGCGGTCTTAAGCCGCGGCGTAGACCGGCCCAACCTGGGCACCGAAGCCCTGATTATTCCGAACGCAACCGAAGCCGCGCGGGCCTTCAGGAAGACCCCCGCATATAGCGACGGATTCCGCACGTACATGAAGAGCGGCACGGTAGAAGCCCGCGCAGCTCTTTCTGTGAGCGCGGACGGCGTTCTAATCCCCCAGGGCTTTCAAGACAATTTGGAAATTGTGCTGAAGGCATATAGCCGGATGCGCAATTATTGCACCGTCATTTCAACGGAAAGTGGAAACACTCTCCCGTGGCCCGTCATGGATGACACCGCTAACGCGGGCTCATGGTTGACGGAAGCATCGGCCATGAACCAAAGCAGTCCCACGTTCTCTAACGTGTCTCTGGGCGCTAACCTCTTGTCCTCGGACCAAGTTTTAGTGTCCGTCCAAGCCTTGCAAGACTTCGCATTCAACCCGGAAGCATTCTTGACGGAAGCCTTCGGCATCCGCCTGGGCCGCGGCACCAACAAAGCGTACACGGTGGGCGATGGAATCACCATCCCCATAACCGGGCTTATGACCGCGCTAGTAGCGGCCGGGGGCCGGTCTATCCGCTTGGTAGGCGGCAACGCCAACAGCGGCAACGCTGGGGACACCAACCTAAACAGCATCGGCACGGATGACTTTGACGCCCTCATTGCGGCGTTAGACCCGGCCTATCGCGTGGGTGCCATGTACATGGCAAACCAAGCGACCTGGGACAAGGTGCGGATGCTTAAGGACAAGTACGGCCGTCCGATCTGGCAGGTATCTCTTGCCGTTGGGTTGCCGGACACCATTAACGGCTACCCCTACGATTACAACCAAGACCTACCCTTAATCGGGGCGGGCCTTAACCCGATCATCTTCGGCAATTTCAAGAAGTACATCGTACGCGACGTACTCGGGATTACCGCGGTTCGATTTAACGAATTGTACATGGTCAACCACCAAATCGGCTTTGCCGCATTCCTTCGCACAGACGGAAAGCTTCTACAGCCGAAGGCGTTTGTCTATGGCAACACATCCGCAAGCTAGCACACCTAGCGGGCTTACCGCGCGGCGGGGGACATGATGATTGACCAAACTTTTATCGTGCCCCCCGTTTTTACTAGCCGCGTGGTTGAGATATGGTGTCACCACGCCCACGGCTGCGACTATTGCCGGTTGTGGGACATTATGGGGCGCACGGTAAAGCCGTGCCCGGTGGGCGTAATGATACTCCGAAGCTTCTACCATCTCTTACACAGTGCCGACCAATAGGGGGTCAATCATGCGCGTTAAAACGAAGGTGAATCTTGAGCAAATGGCGTGCGAAATTCTAGCCCATTGTGGTTTCCAATGGACGGGGCACCCAGACATTCCAACCCTGGGGGAAATGCAAGACCAATTCCCACAGCTCATGGAACGGGTAGAGGATTTCTTGCGCGACAAATTGAAAGACTGTCTAGAGGATTAAAATCCCGCGGCGGGCGGCCCGGTACCGCGTACGCGCTCTGGCGGGGTACCGGGCTATAAAGGGGACGTATGCTGACGGAAAGTAAGCGCATTGAACTTGTCTTGGAAATGAAACGGTTGGGGCGGAAACTATCCCCGGCCCAACGTGCGGCGGTAATCGAGGTGTTGAAAGAGAAGCGGGCGCAAGTGAAAGCGGACGAGCGCCGAGTGATATTAACTGACAGCTAAAGGGCTTGACTACGGCCAAAAGGTTGGAGTACCTTTTTGAAAAGGGGGTGCCGATGAAACAGACGTAATCCTTCCTGAAATTCCGATACACCCAGAACATTCTACGTGCCCGGTCCAGCGGGGCCGGGCATTAAAACCAACGAGGCGAAATTGAGCGAGGCCGAAGACAAACGCGACGGGGCCCTACGGCTAATTGAAGTAGTCCGGCAAGCCTTGGCGTGCTCGGATGTCCACTTGCCGATTGTCGTTATTTGCTCCCACGGTGCCGAAGGTGACGCGGACATGACCACCATTAGCGCAGAGCGGACGGATACCGGCATGGAATACCGCGCGGCCCTAGAGGCCATAATCGAAAAGCGTTGTATTCGGGCGGACGCCCCAAACCCGCCAACCCCCTTGCCGTGGCCCTCACCGCGGCCCGGCAAGCGTGGGACGCGCTGAAACGGTGTGCCGCGGCCGATGCGTAGACCCGCGGGTTGGGGCTTTGACGGCGGAACAGCGGAAGGGGGAAATTCAAATGGAACCGAATGACGATTTTTACGCGCTTATCCAAACGCTAGACGCGGGCTACCGCGTGGGTGCCATATACCCGGACACGCCCGAAGTGCGGGCGAAGATAGCGGCGCTGAAAAATGCGCACGGTCCCCTAGCGGATGATTTTGACGGGGGAACGAAAGAGGGTTGATATATGGGACGGCCACGGAAATATGTCACGATAAATGAAAGCCGCGTGGCATCTAGCTTGCGCGCGTACCGGAAAGCACAGGAACGCGACCGGTTAGCGTTGCGCGACTCGACAAAACCAACCCACGTAATCATTGGCGGCACCGTGTTTGAGCACAAAGCCAAAGAGCCCTACGTGCCCGCGGGATACTCAATTAGCGGGGGCCTTGAGTACAACCAAGAAAAGGAACTACTTCTGTGTCACGTATGCGGGGATTGGGTTAAGGAACTTGGGCGGCACGCCAAGAAAAGGGACGGCGTGTCCCCGGAAGAATATCGCAGGAATTTTGGTCTGCGCAGCACTACTTCGCTCGTTATTCCGCGCTATCACCACATTGCCTCGGAGAGAGCGCTGCATAACCGTGGACTCATGGCGTCACGCAAAACGGCCGGGCTTGCGCAGCTTGCGGACGCGCGGGCCTCACTCGGCCAACGGGCGGATAAGCGTAATTACGGATGCGCCGAAACCCAAAACTTGACGCTACGGTGCCGTGAGCAGCTAAGGGCGCGGATAAATAAACTGGCCGTGCAAGTAGGCGGCACACCCACAATACGCGACATGCGCGAAGCCGGGATATACCCGTACTCAGTAGAGCACGCGTTTAGCATGAAAATAGCCGCGGTGCTTCGCTCTTTTGGTTTGACCCCGAACCCCCCGCACATGGTAGCCGATAGAAGCCCCGAGCGCTGTGCCACAATACGGGCACACATTTTACAATTGGCCGCGCAGGTAGGCGGCGCGCCCACGTATGCAGAACTATTAGGCGTTGGACTCGTTCCCGCTACTATAGAGAGTGTGCTTGGCATGAAGATGCCCGAGGTAATGCAGTCCCTCGGTTTCGCCCCGAACACAACCGGCACACGTACGAAGAGTCTTAAATACAAATCGAACGCGGAAAAATGTGCCACTTATCGCGCCCGAAAGCGTTTAGTCCTGTCCGACGGCACGCTGTTCGGCCATTAAACACGGTGCGCTAATTGCGCTAATTTGCGCCTAAAAAACTGTGTCAGATTGTGACATGCGGCACTCAGTCTTGCACGTTTGGCACGTCTGCGACATAATAGAATCAATAACTTGCTTTGTTTGCAACGCCGAATTAGGTAGATAGAATACCGGTAGGCATGTCGATGCGCAGTTGGTCCATCCCGGTCGGACGTCTTTTCGGAATCGAGATTCGCATACATCTGACCTTCCTGTTTCTGCTGGCTTTCGTGTGGAGCACCGAAGCCGCTGCACAGGATGCCAGCGCCGCCCTGCGCGGGCTCGCTCTGGTGGGCATCGTTTTCGGCAGCGTGGTCCTGCACGAATTGGGTCACGCTCTGGTGGCCCGCGGTTCGGGCATTCCGGCGAAGGGCATCATCCTGCTGCCAATCGGGGGAATCACCATCCTCGACGAAGCGCATGCCATTCCCGATTCGATCGACTCCTGGAAGCGCGACATCCGAATCGCGGTGGCCGGACCCCTGGTGAATCTTGTCATCGCCGGATTATCCGCAATCGTTTTGCTTGCCGTTATGCCGGGCTTTTCGCTTACCGCGAGGCCGCTGCTCCACTCCAGTGCGCTGTTGCGGAGCATAGTCTGGTCTAACCTCTACCTCGGATTGTTCAACCTCTTGCCGGCGTATCCCATGGATGGCGGGCGCGTGTTGCGCGCTGTTTTCTCGCGCCGCACTGACATGGTTCAAGCCACGCAGCGCGCCGTCCGCATTGGCCACGTGTTCTCGATCATGTTCATGATGGTCGGAATGCTCATGGGCAACTGGTGGCTGGTGATGATCGGCTTGTTCCTCTTCTTTGGCGCACAACTGGAAGAGCGCTCGGCGGTT